TTATCATGTCATACATACGCCTCTTCCTGTTGTTAATAGCCGTTGTGTTGGTCAGCATTATTATCGGCTGGGGTTTAAAACCTCAGATCGTTAACAAGGCTCTCCTTCATTTCGGCTCAACTCGGAAGTGTAGCGTTGAATGGCATGCGCTCCAAGAAAGGACACAAGTTGAGGCTTTACGACCCTCGTATCTGCATTTCAGCAGGTATCGTTTATCTTGTCGGGATTGCACAAGGTGCCATTCTGACAAGGTATGTATCCGGAAGGCCAATTATGACCACCGGTAATGTATCCATCGGCACAATCGGGGCAGGCGGTTATGTATATAACCGCTCCTGGAATGGTGTCGATGGTCACGTCGTTGCTTGGTATGAATACCGCCCTGGTTACTGGGCGGGACGCATAATCAAGAAGCGTGTCCATTCTAAAAAAGCTTATAAGAATGGTAGAGAGTATTACGTTTGGAGACGCACTAAGTGGGTCCCACCAAAAGCAATACCTCACACGCGGGCATCGCGTGACGAATGGAATGCATATCAATGCTATCTCGTTCGTTATGCGGCTGGTAGTAATGGACAATTTGTCGGTAACATACTCGGCAATGAGTCCCTTTCTTTGAGTGCGAATGAGAAAGTCCGACTAGAAAATAAGTTGGCTAGCAAAATCCGCGGCCATCAGTTTTCACTGAGCACTGCGGTTGCACAGCCCACATTGACTATTCGGATGATCACAGACACAGCTCTGAGAATTACCAGGTCCATACGACTCCTGAGGCAAGGAAACTTACCGCAGGCCGTGTACGCTCTTGGTGTAAAGCCGCGAGGCTCGCACAAAAAGAGTGTATACCTTCCACAATCGTCATATGACGTGAGTGGACTATGGCTTGAGATGCAGTACGGGTGGAGACCCTTACTTTCAGATGTGCACGACGGCGCCCAGGCACTTGCTTCTGTGCTTGAACGACGCGTGTTCTCTGGTGTGAAGGCTTCCACGCATAAGCAAAGTAACGTCTCATATAATAACGGAGGTTATACATATGGGATGTACCGCGAATGTGTCCGTACAATCAGGTGCCGCTATATCGAATTAGGTACAATACCTAGTTTGGGTTTAGCGGATCCCGCATCGCTTGCTTGGGAAGTTCTTCCGTTTTCCTTTATTGCAGATTGGTTTGTCCCAATCGGCACATATTTGGATAATAGGAATATCCTCGGACATACGATCGGCCAGTTTCTTATCACGGATTTTACTCGTGATACGTTCTGGGGCGCATCGTTGGACCAAGACCTATACCCGGATTCGGATATAGTTGATGGCGTCCGAGTGTCAGTAAACAGGATTATGACCTGGAATCTGACACCAACCAAGCCTGAGCTCCAAGTACCTAAAGCGAGCACTGCTCACTTTTGGAACTCCCTCGCACTTTTGAGGCAAGTCATAGAGTAACAACACGGTGTGCATGTCGCACTTCGTGAACGTACTACCCGCACATTTTGTGCAGAAAGTAGGGATACTCCCATGTCAGCAATGACAAACCTTCTTGTGAAGGACGACACCGTTACGACTCGACAAGAGTTTACACTTCAACCGATTACTGACACGCCCGCTCCGGTGTGGCGTGCAGCGGTTTCAGGTGTTCCTCTGTCGGGTCAGCCTAATCTCCTGTTCGATATCCAAAAGATAAAGACAGGCTACAAGGCAACGATGAAGTTGGCGCTTCCAGTCATGGAGTCGCTGGGTACGGCGGGCACCTCCTCGGGCTACGTGGCTCCTGCGAAGGTCGCTTATGAAGACGCCATGGTTGTCACCATGTACGCTTCTGAGCGATCTACTTTGCAGAACCGCGCGGACCTGTTGGCGATGGCCGTCGGGCTTTTGCAAGGTGCAAGCAGTTCGTCCGCTTCAGGCACTCTCGACCAAGCTTCTGCCGGGAATGCCTTCGTGGACAGCACTGCTCCCATCACGCAAGCTTTCGTGCAGTTGATTAAACCGAACTAACCATTCGGCTGATCTAACACCTACAGTAAATTTGCTGTAGATTAACCAGTCAAGGAGTTAATTATGTGGATAAAGAACCGTACGATACCAGAGACTCTGGAAATACTGGAGTCCATTAGCTCTGTATGCGCCGAACTCGGAGGCCAGCAGACACGCGACTTATTTAAGCTCGTAAAATCGAAAGATTTCTCGAGCATCTTAAATTATAAGTTCGTGTACTGCCAGACCCCCTCTGACGACGAGATTAATGACATGCTTTATGCGAGGCAGGTACATGCCCTCTATTCTAAGCTTGATTGCTTGGAGATGGGCGTTGACCGTTCTCGAGAGGCTGCCATTAAGTTTGCATATGCCGAGGAGAAATGTCGGTGGACGAATCGAAGCCTTCAGTATAATCGTAGGAAACCTAACCATCTAAATGATCGGGTTCCCTCGTTGAGCGCTATATTGTATAGAGCTCAGCGGAAAATTGCGAAGATACTTGGCCACGTTCCGCCCCCCGAGAAATTAAACTTCTCTTTTGGCCCAGGAGCTAACACCAACGTTAAAAGCACTCTAGCTTGCCCTAGGGCGAAGATGAGTGTTGCGTTGGAATGTAGTCACGAAATGGTCCCTTACTTAAGCGCGCACTTAGAAGAAGTGCCACTTTGGGTCTCCCTTCACGAAGTAGATGGAGATGAATTTATTTCCATCGTACCAGTGAACGTGAGGCCGGGTAAGCTCCAGTTCGTGCCCAAAACCGCTCTTATTGACCGCACTATCATGGTTGAGCCTATTTTAAATTCCTTCTTTCAGAAGGGAGTAGGTTCTTACATGAGAGAGCGATTGTTAAATAAGGCGCGGGTAGACCTCCACGACCAGACCCGAAATCAGGGTCTGGCATGGGAGGGTAGTCTGACAGGGGACTTGGCGACAATTGACTTGTCGTCTGCCTCTGATTGCATATCGTACGAGCTTGTGTATGAGCTGCTCCCCCTACATTGGGCGGAGTTACTCAGCAACCTCCGTACGGGTCATGTTCGAATACCAGATGCTTACACGTCCCTCTTCAACGAATCTTCTGTTGACGAGGAAGGTGTACTCAAGCTGGAAAAATTCTCGAGCATGGGCAATGGCTTCACGTTTGAACTCGAGAGCTTAATATTTTACTCTCTTGCTCACGCGTGTTGCCGTCAGCTACATGTCAGTACAGAGAAGCTTTCTGTATATGGGGATGATATAATTGTCCCCAAAGCTGCATACTCATTATTAGTATCTGTGTTGGAGTGTCTTGGTTTTGAGGTCAACCAAAACAAGTCGTTCCATACAGGTGCCTTTCGTGAGTCGTGCGGCGCTGACTACTACGCTGGGAAAGATATCCGTCCTTTTTACCTTAAAAAGGTAGTTTGTGACAGGATCCTCTATTCGATGCATAACTGGTTCATACGTCACGGCGAGTCTAAACTCGCAGACGCGACCTTTGAATGCATTTCCCCCTCAGGGCAGGACGAGTTGTTATGGGGTCCTGACGGATACGGAGATGGCCATTTAATTGGCTCCTACGTACTTCGCAGGCCCCGCTCGACTGTCCGAAGGGGGTTCGAAGGAGGATACTTCGATACATACACTCTCCGCCCACGTTCCTATAAGGGACTAATGCGGGGTGATTCCGTCCTTCCGGCATATAGTGTTTACACTAGAAGCGGAAGGTTGGACCCGACCGACCCGAACATAGTTCGAGGTAGTCGCGGGTATGCGAAGATATCTATCTACACTCTTAACCGTGGAGTGTTTACACGGTAACGCCTTGGACCGCTTTTAGTCCAATCGCCCCGTAAGGGGAATAGCTTCTGAAAAGTCGCTATTGAGGGACCCATTGGGTCGATCTTGA